TGAGGCTAGATCACCCTTTGCAGAGTGGCCAGCTGTTGTCTTGATGCTGCTGAGATCCGGCCTGTTGGGGGCATACAGCCTGTAGTCCGAGAGCCTCTTATTGTCGATAAGCCAGCGTGTCGTTGGTCCTGCAACCATGCGGTCGAACCAGCATTTAAGCCCCATGCCCGATAGCTTCCACGGCGTTGCTGATAGCCCGACAATCCAGCATCCGTGAGATTTGAGCCAGTTTATAATGACATCATTACCATCGCCTCCGTAATGCGCCTCATCCCATATCACCAGATGCGGCGGCTGGACATATTGCAGCCGTTTGACGAGGGTTTGCGCCGAGCAGATGAAGTTGCGCGAGAACGGGTTGTAATCCATACCTGATGCTATATGGCCGTACGGGATGTCGAAGTCCTCGAACGTGGTCGCCGTCTGCCTGAGAAGCTCTTTACGCGGCACAACAAACCACGTCCTATTACCCTTCGACTGGCTGGATGATACGAGGTATGACGCCATACAGGTCTTGCCAGAACCTGTTGAAGCTTGCATAAGCACCGACTTGCTGTAGCGCATGGCACCACGCAAGTCGGATACAAGTTGCTCTTGGTCGGGGAAGAGTGAGATCATTTGCTGTGGCTTAGAAGGGGATGTCCGACTCGTCAACCTGCTCTACCGGCGCTTCGGTTTTGTCAGCACCGCGACCACCACCAAGCAGTATAAGCTCGCCATTATAATTACGTAAAGTAATCTCAGTAGCGTACTTCTTAGCACCATCCTGCTCCCAGCTACGAGTCTCAAGCGAACCGCTAATATAAAGCTTATCACCCTTTTTGACATATTGCTCGATAACCTTAATGAGACCTTGGTTCCAGACAACGACGCGGTGCCATTGTGTATTCTCTTTGATCTCACCCGTGGTTTTGTCCTTCCATGACTCGGACGTGGCGATGGATAGATTGGCGACTTTATCTCCGGATTGCATGGCCTTGATCTCGGGGTCTTGTCCGACATCGCCGATGAGTTGGACGTGGTTTAGTGATTTAGACATTAGTAGTCTCCTTTGGTTGTGGGTTAAATCTCAATCTCTTCTTCTATAGTATCAGGCGGCGCTGGTATCCATACAGTTTGCCTACGCCCTCCGACCTGCCTTTGATCCGACACCCATCCATTGATGCGTAATATCTCCATGATGGCGCGCGCCTCTCTCTGGTTCCCGTGGCCTGGTAAAACATCTATGCCCAAAGACTTCATAACCTCTGGGATGGTCACATAAGTTTGACCATGCACTATATCCAGCACGCGTCCAGTCGCTTGGTCTTCCATGCGGCGGGTCTCTGCGGCTTGAGCTGCCTTGGTGTACATATTCTCGCTCAGTAATATGCTCTCGCCCGCCTTATATCTTTGCACAGCCTCTGCCCAAAGCTGCTCTGTAACCTCCCGCAACCCATCAAGGTTAATATCCTGCCTGCGACCGACACGCACGCACCAGAACCTGCGCAGACCAGTGGCGTCAGTAAACAGGCCGGCGTTGGGGTTAAACGTCCCACCCCATACGAACTGGCGCTTCCACTCTTTAACGGTCCTGTCATACGGCGCTCGGTATTTATCAACGGTAGATGTCAGGAACCGCTTGATAAGCTCGTTGTCGCCCTTATTGAAGCCCGCCATCTCCGCAACCTCAATGATGACTGCGCCCGTGAGCTTCATAAGCTCGTCTTTGTTTGTGCAGTCTCTCAGGTTAAAGTCGTCGGTAAAGTATGACTTCTTCTCGCCGCCCCATCCGAACGTGGACAGGATCTTAAAGCACTCGGACTTACCTGCGCCTTGGTCTCCGTCCAGCACGAGCATGTTGTCGACCTTGCAACCAGGCTCATATAGACGTTTTACCGCCGCGATCATCCAAGCCCGACCGACCGCCCCTACATAGTCTGGGTCATCCTTGCGCGCGGCCATGAAGTCGATAAGCCATGTATCAAGGCGCGGCACCTTATCCCACACCAGACCGTCAAGATGCTCGCGCGCTGGGTGGAATTTATTATCCATAGCGGCGTCTTGAATACCGCCCCTCGTCTTATCCATCGCTCCTTTAAGCCCGTATGACAGCCGCTGCAGAAAGTAATCTGTCTGGCGCTCGTCATACTCATCGAGGATATGAACCTCGAACTTGTCCTCAAGCCCTGCGTGGATCAACCAAGGTGGCGGCTGGACAACTTTGGCACACAGGGCAAACTCATCAAAGGCGAGACAAATGAAAATCCCTGAGCCAGATAATAGCATTCAGTCATTGATTGACAAGCACCATGAGGCCATTGCCGAGGTGCCACGACCACACCTTGGAGCCAGTACGCTTGGCCATGTGTGTGATCGGTGGCTGTGGCTGTCTTTCCGCTGGGCTGTGCAGCCAACATTCCCTGGTCGAATCCTGCGACTGTTTAGGCGTGGTCACCAAGAGGAGGCCAACATTATTAGCGACTTGCGTGCCATTGGCATCGATGTGCGCAAGGTGTCTGCCCAGCACCGTGTGGACTTTGGCAGCCATGTGTCTGGCAGCATCGATGCGATCATCGACAAGGGTGTGCCAGATGCACCCAAGTCCAAGCATATTGCCGAGTTCAAGACCGCATCCAAAAAAGCATTTGATGATCTGGAGAAGAATGGCGTGGAGAAGTCCAAGCCTGAGCACTTTGTGCAGATGCAGGTCTATATGGCAGGCACTGGCATCGATCGTGCGCTGTACTTGACTGTCTGCAAAGATGATGACCGCATCCACACCGAGCGTGTGAAATTCGACAAGGATGTGGCAGGCAAGGCCATTGCTCGCGGCCAGCGCATTGCTTTGAGTGACCGCATGCCTGAGCCTATCAGCTCAGATGCGAGCTGGTATCAATGCAAGTTTTGTGATGCGCATGAGTTCTGCCACCAGTCCAAGACCACCAAGCATGTGAACTGCCGCACCTGCGCTTTGGCCACAGCAATGCCTGATTCGACCTGGCACTGCGCCAAGTGGGATGCTGAGATTCCTTTGGATTCACAGCGCACTGGTTGCGAGTCGCATGTCCTGCACCCTGATCTGGTGCCTTGGCAGCGCAAGGATGGACCTGACGAGTTCACCGCTGTCTATGAGATCAATGGCGTGAATCTGGCCAATGGTGATCCTGAGCAGGAAGGCGTTTGGGGTAGCAAGGAGTTGCTGGCCAATGCCGAGGCCTGCGCCAGCGGTGATCCTCTGATTGCTGAGATGCGCAAGGACTTTGGTGGAAGGATTGTGGGATGAGCGAGTTCAAGTCTGTTTGGGTTCGACCTATTCCACCAAGACAAATTTGCGACAAGTTGGCCGTCTGTCAGTCTAAAAAATCACCAAGCTGTCCTGTTGGTGTGTGTAAATTTAAAAAACCTGTAAAGGCTAAAAATGCTGCGTGACTACCAACAGCGCACCATCGACGAGCTGTATGCTTGGTTGCGTTGTGTCTGTCATTCCTATAAAATGGACTCACTGACACAAGGAGAAAACCATGCAATGTGCATTTGATGGATGTGAGCGTGATGCTGTATCAAAAGGATACTGTGACAAGCATTACCGAAGGCTGCTCAAGCGTGGTGATGTCAACGACCACGGAAGTCGAAAAGTTGATGATGGCAATGCCGTTGAGCGATTCCACCAAAAGTATGAAATCGACGAATCAGGATGCTGGCTGTGGACTGGTGGGACAAGGCCAAACAGCAAAGGTGTGCCATATCCACGCCATTGGACTGATGATCAAAAGTCAATCGGTGCACATAGATTTTCATTTGAGCTTGTACGTGGTGCGATACCGAAAGGCATGTACGTTTGCCATAAATGCGACACGCCTCTTTGTGTAAATCCAGATCATCTTTTTGTAGGCACGCACCACGACAACATGCGTGACATGGTGCAAAAAAAACGGTCATTTACTGGCCGTGGGGAAAATAAAAAAGGACTGGCAAAACTGACCAATCAGCAAGCAGACCAGATCAGAAAAATGGATATATCCCATCAAAAACTTGCAGCCATGTTTGGCGTAAGTGCAACAACCATTGGTCGAATCAAAAGCAGGGAGAGTTATTGATGCAACTGCGTGAATATCAATCCAGAAGCATAGAACTGCTTTACGACTGGATGTCAAACAATAAAGGCCATCCATGTGTCGTTATGCCAACTGGCTCTGGAAAAAGTCATGTTATTGCTGCGCTTTGCAAAGATGCAATTCAAACATGGCCAGAAACACGTATTTTGATGCTAACTCATGTCAAAGAACTGATTGAGCAGAATGCTGAAAAAATGCGGCTGCATTGGCCTGGTGCGCCACTCGGCATATACAGCGCAAGCGTAGGCAAGCGCCAGCTTGGGGAGCCAATCACGTTTGCTGGGATTCAATCTGTGCGCGACAAAGCAAAGATGATTGGGCACATTGACTTGATCGTCATTGATGAATGCCATCTTGTGAATCACAAAGATGAAGGTGGCTATCGCAAGTTGATTGGTGAATTGATAGCAGTAAACCCTGCTCTCCGCATCATCGGGTATAGCGCCACGCCTTACCGATTGGGGCATGGCCTGATCACCGACAAGCCTGCGCTATTTGATGATCTGCTAACACCTGTCAGCATCGAGGAGTTGGTGTTCAAGGGTTATTTGGCCACGCTGCGCTCCAAGGTCACCAAGGCCAAACTGGATGTGAGTGGCGTGAAGAAGCGCGGTGGCGAGTTCATCGAGTCCGAGTTGCAGGCCGCTGTGGACACCGACGACAAGAATCAGGCCGTGGTGCATGAGGTCATGGGCTTGGCCGGTGAGCGCAAGGCGTGGCTGTTTTTCTGTGCTGGCGTGAAGCATGCCGAGCACGTGGCCGAAGTTCTGCGCCAGCGTGGTGTGACCGCTGAGTGCGTGACTGGCGAGACACCAAAGAAAGAGCGCGAGCGCATGCTGGCCGACTTCAAGGCTGGTCGCGTGCGTGCGCTCACCAATGCCAATGTGCTGACCACAGGTTTTGACTATCCAGACATCGATCTGGTGGTGATGCTGCGTCCGACCATGAGCGCCAGCCTTTATGTGCAGATGGCAGGCCGTGGCATGAGGGTCAAAAGCCACACCGATCACTGCCTGGTGCTGGATTTTGCTGGTGTGGTCGAGTCGCATGGTCCGATCACCAATGTGCAGCCGCCCAAGAAGGGTGGCGATGGCAATGGCGAGGCACCAGTCAAGGTGTGCGATCACTGCGGTGAGTTGGTGCACATCTCGGTGATGCTTTGCCCTTCATGCGGTGAGCAGTTTCCTGAGCCAGTAAAAAAATCAATGGTGTTGCGAAATGACGACATCATGGGTCTGGATGGCCAAGAGCTGGAAGTGACGAGCTGGACATGGCGCAAGCACATCAGCAAGGCCTCTGGCATCGAGATGCTGGCCGTGACCTATTACGGTGGCCTGAGCGATACGCCAATCACCGAGTATTTGCCAATCATGCATGAAGGCTATGCCGGTCAGCGTGCAATGAGCCAGCTGCTGAGTATTGCCAACAGCGCCAGCATTGTGCCTGGTGGTCTGAATGTGAAGACGATGGAGGACATGGTGCAGAACATGAACAATGCCACGCCACCAGAGTGGATTGAGTATCGCAAGGACGGAAAGTTTTTTAGGGTAATAAAAAGGAGCTGGGAATGAGCAATCCATTTGAAATTATTGAGCCAACCTGTATCAGTTTTAGTGGTGGTCGCACTAGCGCCTACATGCTTTATAAGGTTTTAGAGGCTCATGACATGAGCTTGCCACCAGAGGCTATTGTGTGTTTTGCAAACACAGGAAAAGAGGATGAGGCCACTTTGAAATTTGTTCAAGATTGCTCAGAGCGTTGGAATGTTCCAATCACATGGCTTGAATATGTTGATGCAGAAGAAACCAAAGATCGATGGAAATTGGTCAACTTTGAAACAGCCAGCAGGGATGGTGAGCCATTTGAGGCGCTTATAAGAAAGCGCAATTATTTGCCAAATCCAGTATCTAGGTTTTGCACTGTCGAACTCAAAGTCAGGACTATCCATCGGTATTTAAAAGCCAATGGCTGGACAGAATGGGACTCCATGCTTGGCATCAGGGCTGACGAGCAAAGACGATTGGCCAAAATTGGAAATCAAGACTATGGCAAGCATGAGGAAAAAATTGCCCCATTAGGAAGACTTGGCGTGACCAAAGAAACCGTTGGCGAGTTCTGGCGTAACCAACCATTTGACTTGGGCCTGCCAAATAACAACGGTGTGACTATGCATGGCAACTGTGATTTGTGCTTTTTAAAAGGTGGCGCTCAAATTTTGAGTCTGATTCAAGAAAAGCCAGAGAGAGCAATCTGGTGGGCAAAAATGGAGGCGTTGGCGTTGGCGTTGGCGTCCAAGCCAAGCGGTGCGGTTTTTCGTTCTGATCGTCCATCCTATGCCTCAATGCTTAAATTTTCAGCAAGTCAAACAGATATGTTTGATCCAAATGAAGAAACTATTGCGTGTTTTTGTGGAGATTGAAATGACAGTTGAAGAACAAATGAATCGAATGCACAAACTCAAGGTTTGTGATGTGTGCAGTCGTGAGGCTGATCCGCTTGGTGGTGTCACGGTGCGCACCAAGTGGCATTGCGCTCGGTGCTGGGTGAAGCTGATGCAAAGGGGTCTTAAATGAGCCGACCACCAGAGCCACAATTCTTGGTTCACTACCGCGAGTGGATCAAGGCCGGTCCACCGAAGTGTTGCCACACCTGCGAGATGTACGGCACAGATGGTCTGTGCACCGAGTTCTTCATGACACCGCCAGCCGAGTTTGCTGCCGAAGTGGATGCCTGTCCTAAGTGGGAGCCAGAATGTCCGTTCTAGGCCGCATACCGACTGAGCATGAAGAGCAGCGCGAGCTGGTGCGATGGTTTCGCCAGACTTGGCCAGGCGTGCGCATCTTTGCCATTCCCAATGGTGGCGCTCGCAGTCCGGCCACTGCTGGCCGCTTGAAGGCCGAGGGTGTCAGCAGTGGCGTGCCTGATCTATTCATTCCTGCCTGGGGGCTTTGGGTGGAGATGAAGCGCACCAAGGGTGGCAGTCTGAGTGCCGAGCAGAAAGACTGGATTGCCTATCTTGAAAGTGTGAGATTCTGTTGTATAGTGGGAAAAGGTGCTGATGATGCCAAGGGCAAACTTCAGGCCTTTTTCAACCAACACAAGG